TTTCACACGTTGATTAAAGTCTTCTTGTGATTCAATGTTTGATACATTTACCTCACATAAATTACAGAATTGGTTTGGTCTAAGTGCAATTTCGCAACACGGATTTGTCCCCCAGTCTTTATCATTTGTGAAATAAATTCCTGGTTCACCTGCACCAGACGCTTCAACTCTTTTCCATAAGTCCATAAAGAACTCTTTAGTTATCTTATGACGTAAGAGTGTTGCCGAGTTGTTTGCACGACCTCTTTGTGGGTTTGTTTCCCACCAATTACCCGATTTGCAAGCAATCATATCGTGGTCATCAGCACTGAATAAACAAATAAGTGCCGCACGTCTAATACCTCCAGCCAATACTGCATCTGCAATATGACACACCATATCATGTACTTCAATTGGTGTTAATTTCTCATCCTCTTGTTTTGTATCTAAGATACTTTTCAAATTGTGAATACAATCTTTAAGTGGTTGTGGTCCAGGTGCTTTACCACCTGATGTTACCAACATAGCACCTTTTGGTCTGATGTCAGAATAATCAAAAATTGGTGTTGATGTGTTCTCACCAAAATATGATTTTAATAATACTTTAATAGCATCTGCCCAACCTTCAATTGAATCACTAATTAGATATCTTCTGTGTCTATCTGGATTTGGTTTTCTTATTTCAGGTAGTTTTTCAATATGATGTTTTTGTACTGAATAACCAACACCCGTACCTCCAAGTAACAAGAACATTGTTTCGGAAAAAGCATCAAGGTGGTCAATTGGTGAGTAAGCACAATTGTATATCCTATTAGGCGATATCTCAATTGGTTTACCTGCGAATTGCATTGACCTCATTGATGGTAATACTTTTTTATTGTATACTAATTTGTATACTTCTCTAATTTCTTTTTCAAGGTTTGGGTATTTCTTTATGTGCATATCCATGTTCCTTGTTACTAATTCTTCCCAACTTTCACGTCTATTAAGTTCTGGTGTAAATTTTGCATACTTCATATAGACGGTAATATCCGACAATATCTTTTGTGATGTGTCCATTCTCATTTTTTATTCTTTTAATTATTATTATTTATTTGCCTCTCTTTGTTTACGTTTTTCAAAAAGTTCTTTTATTCTATCTTTTTGTTTTTCTTCTTTTTGTTCTTCGAAACCAAGGAATGTTACAGAACTTTCAGTATCGATTACTAATAATTCATTATCGAATTTACAGTTTTCAAATACGATACCGTCAGAACCGATACGCGATTTTGTAATCGCAATTGTTGCTAATTTCATTTCTTTTTGTGGTAATGTCTTGGCTACTGAAATTATAACGTGACCAACTTGTGCTTTCTTGATTGAACCCCCCATTTGGTCGGTGGTTACAACTTCTGATGATATAGATGAACGATTACCTTGTGTTGCCGTCCAACCTACAATATTTAATTCATGACACATTGCTTCAAATCCTCTCATTACCGAACCCTCGCTTTTCCATTCATCACCTAAGTTTTTGTCTGGTACAACACAATCGATATAATCCAATAAAATCATATCAATTTTGAACCCCTCGGCGATTTTTTTTCTAACGAGATTTTTTATTTGTAACATTGTCATAGTATCAGATGGTAGTTTTTCCAGAATTAATCTGTTTGGCATATTCTCTTTAATGTCATTAAGTTTTGCCATAACCTCATCTTTTTTATTCGCCAAATCATCTGGGGAGATTCCAGTCCAAAGTGTGAAGTGTTTTCTTTGAATAATCTTTGGGTTATCTTCAAAGAAAATTTGTAAAACATTATACCCAAGGTTAAACGCGTTGTTCGCAATTTTGGTTAGCATCGTTGATTTACCAACTCCAGTTGGGGCAAGTATTACTCCTATTTCACCTTTCGCTAAACCACCTTTTAATAGTTTATCTATTGATGGTATACCCATAGGTACAGGATGTCTAAAATCATCGTTTAATACTTCATCTAAATTGAAAAAAACGTCATGAGAACCTAAGTCAACTTCCCCAACTTGTAGTGCCTCCCTTACCATTTCTTCTAAAGCATCATAATTTTCAAATTCACCACCGTCAATTATTTTTTGTGCCTTTGTTATTGCTTTCTGTAACTCTTGTTGTTTACAGAATTTTAAGGCTTTTTCTTGAACGAATATACTCCCTTCACTGGGGGCTGCAGATATCTTAGTTAGTGTGTCTGACACTATTTTAACTGCCAATTGATTATTGATTTCAGATTTTGTTATCTGCTCTAGTGTTTCGAACGATGGACTTGATTCATACTTCTTATAGTACTCTTTAATCATTTGAATGATTATCTTGAAGTATTTGTTTTCAAAATAATTTTGTTCAATTACATCGATTATTGAACGTGCAAATGGTTTGTCAGAAATGATTTGGTTTAACAGTTGTAGTTGGAATGTTTCGCCTAAATAATTAAAATTTTTGTCAGAATTCATAATAGTTTTTTTTCCTTTTTTGATAAATATTAAACCTCTAGTGGAAGTCCGAGATATTCGTAAGTTAAATCTTTGGCTGAAAAAATGTCAGTCAAACCTCTGAGTATCTCTTTTAGGTGTGGTCGTACATCCACAGTATATCTCACCTTTGGTGGGAATTTTTTAGCATCAAATTGTCTATGACAAATTGTCTCATCATTTGTTTTTATATAGATATTGAAATTTTCTGGACCGTCTGTCATCGATGTTTTTAAAACAGAATCATCTTCCATAATTTGTTCCTTATTATCTAACATATAGTTAACGGTACGCATTTTCAAGTCTTGTTCCAATAGTTCTTTTACCCACCTAACAAACTCATAAATGTCATATGAACTTTTCGCTCTTGGATTATAATCTCTTACATTATAAAATCTTTGAACTACGATTCTGTCATTCAACGTTAATAAAAATTCCATTCTTGTTAAATCTTGTTGTTCTTTCATACTTAATTGTTTTTTATGTTAAAAATTTTTTTCTCTTTTCTAGTTAGTTTTAAAAATGGTTTTATAAAATTTACCCAAGCATCATCTGTTTTTGGTAAGTACTTAAATAAACCATCTTCCATCATTTTTTTCATAAGGTTTTTATATCCTCGACCATCTGGGTCTAATATCTCCTTATAATACAATTCGACAGTTTCCTTAGCTTCATCTGTTATTAACGGATTTAGTAAATCAACAATCTTTTCATTTATTTCAAAAAATTCGTTACCATATACACCTGTTTTAGTTTTACCAGATAATAAATTTTTTAATGCTGAATTGTTTTTATTCTCTTTCAACATCTCCTCAGCCTTTGTTAAAATATCGGAAATATTTATCTTTCTTTCAAGTATCTCAGGAAATAATTTTACTAAAGTTTTTTCCCCCAAGTAATAGATACCATCTATGTTATCTGACTTATCACCAGACAATATCTTATAGGTCAACACATTCTCATGTGGAAACTCAAAATAATCTAACTTAACCTTATCACCTTTGTAATAAAACTTTTTTGTAACTGGGGAATAAACACAAACCTGGTCATCTATTAATTGTAATATGTCTTTATCACCAGAATATATTGTCTTCCTTTCATCTTTAGAAATTTGACAATAATAAGCGATTAAATCGTCTGCTTCATTACCTAATATGTCAACCTGACGTACAAATATTTCCTCAAGATATCCTTTAATTCTATCTTGTTGTTTGCGAAATGAATTAACACTGTCCTCACTTACAACTAACTCTTTCCTGTTTAATTTATATTGGGGGTATATCAACCTTCGTTTATCTGACCCATCAACACTATCCCAGAATACCACTACCTTATCGTAGTTATACTCTTCAATGAATCGTCTTAATGTGTTAATAAAATGCCATATACCCCCAACATGTTCACCATTGTGATAATAAGTCTTTACACCATGAAATCCTATTTTTAGTAGATTATTACCATCTACCAATAAAGTTCTAGTCAATTATAATAATTTTAATTGTGAATATAATCAGAAAAAAATTCTGTAAAAATCGATTCCATAACTGGAACACATATTGAATTGCCTGCTAAGAAATGATGATTCTTTAATGTTAATGGTGTATTAACCAATAAATCAATATCCTCGTCATGTACCCCCATGAACCTATATCCTTCACGAGCCGTTAATATACGTACCCTACTGTTATCTAACATTATTTGTGGTACATTTGTAGTTGTAAGACACGGTGAACAACCATCTATTGAATATATTCTTCTTGCTTGGTCATATTTAAGGTCATTACGTCTAGCACTAAGTTTACATATACTATTTGTCTTAGGTGTATGTGGAGTAAACTCACAATTGAGATACAAACTTTCATCAACATTATCTTCGATGAAATCTCTCATCATAACTCGTGATTTCTTTATATTGAGTACACGTAACATGGTTTCTTTCACATAATCGTTTGTTTCTCCAAACACTGACATCATAAAAACCCTTTCTCTGTTTTGTGGACAACCGTAGTCAGCACCGTTCAATAAAAGATAAAAACACCCATATCCAATTGAATTTAAGAAATCAATATGTTCCAATAGATTTTTCTTATGTTTTTTGGACAGAAGATTTTTAACATTCTCCATCAGAAGGTATTTTGGTTTATTATCCAATAATATCCGTTCAACTTCATATAACAACCCACTACGAGTACCTTCTTTTATACCTTTTTGTACACCAGATATCGAAATATCTTGACATGGGAAAGAATATGTTAGTAAATCACATTCAGGAAAATGATTAGTATCGATTTTCCTTATGTCACCTAAATTACCCAATTTAGTTTCATGTATTGAATCATAAGCAATACCAGCAATCTTTAAATTATCACAGTACGCAATATTCTCATAATTTACTCCAATATATTTGAGAGCTAATTCTTGTGTTCCATAACCAGAAAATAAAGAAATAACTCTTAGTTTTTTTAAATCATTCATTTTTTTTCTTAAAATATAATATAAATTTTATTCTGAATCCTCAGCAACCTCTTCACCAAAAGTTATCTCACCATCACCAGATAAAATACCATTCCAATATTGTGAATATTCTTTTTTATATTTTTCTAATGCTTCTGGTGTATCATCAATATATCCTTGTGGTACAGCAATAATCTTACCATCTTTATATCCTAAACCATTAACATGGTTTTTAATAATTGATATTTTTGTTCTTATCGCATATGCAATAGTTCTCTTATTTTTTGTTGCGGTAATATGATTTATACCCGCTTTCTTTTGATTACCAAATAAGAAAACCAACGATGACGCTAACCATAACGCTTCACCACCCTTTGCTTTAATTTCTGGTTGACCAAATGGATTGTCTGGTAAATCTACCCAAGGTTGGTTAACAACTATTAACGTGTTATAGTACAGATATTCTTCTTTCTTTGATTTGGAAATTCTTGAGTGAATACCCATACCAATTTTATCCGCTAAAGCTGATGCATTATGCATTTTACCACCCTTACCTTCATATGTCATCTTACATGGGATTGAACCAATCGAGTCCCAACAAAAACATAATGATTGGGGGATTTCACCCTTTTCTTGTGCATCTAATACTTCGTTAACAAAATCCGTTGCCTGTTCAATATAATCAAAACTATCGTTGAAGATAAACTCACCGACCCACTCTCCGTCAGCATTTTTTTCCGCTTGGAGTCCGAGTTCAACGGCATGTTCCCAACTCCATTTTTTTTCTGTAATGATAAAAACAGGTAAGTCTCCTTTTTTTTGTGCATCAACTGCCGATAAAATCATTGCTGTTGTTTTACTACTGTTAGAGTGTCCTAAGAACATATTTATACCACCCTTAATTGGTCCTGGTAAACCACATGCGTTATAAAACGCTTCACCACAATTATAATAATCTGCTGGTTTGTATTTTGTATTCGAAGAATATTTGTCTTTATAATTAACTACTGTAGTGTCTTTTTTCTTTATTCCTGCCATATTTTTAATTTTTTTTAGATAAAAAAAGGACATAGACAAAATTATTTTGAATTAGGTCTATGTCCATTATTTAGGGTTGATTAGAATGGTAAATCCGAATCTGGGTCAAAGTCTACTTGTGGGTCACTGTATGTTTGTTTTGTACCACCCATACTGATTTCGGCTGTTGTCGCATCACCATAAACGTATCCACCTTTGTCACTATCCCAACGTGGGGTTTCACCTCGTGCGATAGCTTCAAGATATTCTACTGGTTTTTTTGAATAGACATCTTTCCAACCTAGTTGGTCATTAACCCAACCATTTGCAACTTCTTTATCTTCATGTACTGGTGTTGGGTCATCATACATTATTGTTTGTATGATTGTGTATTCTTTACCCTTTGGGGTTTTAGCTTTTGCTAATTCAATGATTAAATCACGACCTTTTTCTGAATCTGTGACATCTCCCTTAGCTCTCCAGATTGGGATGATTTTATCGAGAACACCCTCACCCTTATAATTATGTTTAAATCTCCAGAATTTAACACCATCTTCAGGATGGTCTCTATCGATAACTTTTACAATATAAAACTTACGTGCTTTATAACTTTTTGCCAATTCCTTATCAGATTCTTTACCTGTGGAAATTAACTCTTCGTAAACTTCGTTCAATGGTGAACGTTCGTTATCATTTTTTGCGGGGTCATAAATTTTATTCCATTGACCACCTACTTGTACTTCATGAAAGTACGCTTCAACAAATGGTGAAGAACCGTCTTTTGTTGGAAGAATTCTTATTCTTTTCTGAGAAGAAGATTGATTTTGTGGGAGAATCGCTGCGAAATATTTCTTCATGCGTTCTTCTTGGGTCATTTTGTTACCCCCCGTTGACTGTTTTGATTTTTCGTACTGTGCCAGAACTGAATCTAATGTAGACATCATAATTTCTAATTTTTAAAAGTTTAACTTGATTACCTTTAAAATATAAGAACAATTATGTCGTTTGTCAAATTAAATACCAAAATTCTTTTGTTCTTCTTTTGGCATAAATGTACCTCTAACCTCTGATGGTGCAAAATTTTCCACTTCGTCAGTTGTTAAAACATATTCATTTTTTCCTGTTTTTTCCAAATCTTTTTCTTTATCTACAAAGAAATCACTTAACTTTTGATTAAATGGTCCAGAATCTAAACTTCTTAATTCTAATTTCTCTTGTGGTGTTTTAGGCCTATATTTTTCTAGTGTAGCTTCTAATGAATTAACTTTATTTAATAAAGTATCCATTTCACCCAATTTGGATTCTAAATTGTTTAGTTGAGTAAATAGTTTGTCGAAATATTCTTCTTGTTTTTGACTAATATCTTTCTGTGAAGTTACTAATTCTGTAACATCCAATTCTTCCGTACCAGATTCATCACCAGCGTCTGACCCCATTTTTTCAACTTCAGGGTCTGATTTAATATCAACTAATTCTGGTGTGCCTTCTGGTGTTGTTGGGGTTGGTAATTCAGCTGTTGGTTCTGTTGGCAATGGTGTTGTACCAGCATCTGTTGGTTCCTCCACTGGTAAATCTGTAGGTGGTAGAGCTTCTTGTTCAGAAATATATTTATTAATATTATTATGTCTTCTTAATTCTTCAAGAATTCTTTCGTCTATTTTTATCATATCTTATCCGTTTAATAATTGTTTCACACCTGAAACAGTTTCAACTTTTATTTTTTTATTTTGATTAACAGTATTATCAACTCTTTCGATTAAACCGTCTTTCATTTTAACTGTATAACAATCCCCACTTTCCAAATCACAAATTTGTTTGTTACCGTTACCCAAATCTTTTTCGGTTGTTTTGGTATTTTTACCTAAGTAATTATCTAATATCAATTTTGCACTACTCATATTATTGTTTTATAATAAATATATTATTAAATATAAATGTTCACTAAATTTAATGTTTTTGCCAATTCAATACCATCAGTTATCCGTTTCAATATTTGTTGATATTGTGTTTGATTTGTTTGTTTATAGTTTTCAAACTCATCATCCGTCATAGATTTTTTATATGGTGAAAGTGCTGACCATTGTGTAATCCAAGTTTTTGTAATTGATTCTGGCTCAATAGTAAATGTATTTGAACGTGGTCCCCATTTGGCTATCAACATGTCGAATACTTTTTGTTTATCCTCAAATGTCGCATAAGGATATGGTAACCCGTTACTATCTATTCTTGATATGTACTCATTATTAAAGAAATCTGACATATTTCCTGGCCATTTGTAGTCAAGTTTAATACCCGCAAAGTTATTATTATATGTTTTGAATTCATTTTGAACAAATGATTCCATATAACAAGTAACAAATGACATAACTTTAGTATTAATTAAGTTTTTAATATTTGTTAATTGATAAGTTTCCGATTTCATCATAGACGATGGTCCTGATACTCCAGTTTCAATTCCTCTTGCAATATCTTCAGAACTTGTTATTGTAGTATTCTGTTGAATTGGTATAAAATTATTATATGGTGACACTAAATATTGTTGTCCGTTTGTTGAAATGGTAATATTTCCAGTGTTTGGTCCTGATAATATTTGTGAATTTTTAGAAAGTTTACTATCTCTTGGTGTGTTATTTATTGTATTTGGGTTAGAGTTTAAATTAGTATTAAAATCTTTATTGGTATTCACATTTTCATTTAATTCTCTTTTGTATTTTGTAAACAAATCTTTAGTAAATAACTGTAGATAGTTAGTTATTGCCCCATATGAGAATACGCTTTGTCTTGCCCCAACAAATTGTGTATCAAATTTACCAGGTCCAATAGTGTGTGTAACTTCTTGTATCATATATGTACCATAGAACATTGGAACATATTTTACTACAAAGTACATTGTTGGTTGAATCAATGGTGCTCCCAATGAATCTACTCTACAATAATATTGTCTAGATTTATAATAATTCCACAATGAATTATTTTGTGTTGCAACTCTTTGACCGTTAACATTGTCATACATTATTAATATTTGTTGTAATGATTCGGCTGTTGCATTACCGTTACCTTGGTCAACTTCAAAGTGTTTGAAGATACTTTGGTTTTTCGAACCTATATCAACTGAAAATCCAACAACCCTATTTGAAAAATACCAATCTTTTTTATCGCTACTTATATTTTCCTCTAAAACATTATTATCCCAAGGGAAAAACGAATCTGTCGCATATTGATTTTTAGCAATATCTAAATATTGACTACCAACCCAGTTATACATACAAATTAATTTTGGTTTAGATTGTTTAGTATCAACATCTAAAAACGTACCAAACAATAAATCCCCCATGTTTTCGTCCAAATTAGGTATAACTTCATCAACATTATGTACATTATAGTAGTTAACATATGCTGGGTGTTGCATTGGGATTAGATTATGTGCTTTTATTAAATCAAATATAATTGAAAAGAATGAAACACCAGGGTTATATGAGTAGGCTTCAATAATTCCCTTAGTTGTTTTAGGGTCTATCAATATTTCTTCAGATATGTTTCGATTAGCTCTATCAATTATCAGAACATCTTCAAATAATGTACTTTCAGTATAATCCCAACCAGCAATCCACTTGTCATTCAATCCTTTAAATGTTTCGTATAAATCTATTTTTGGTTGTTCACCAATAAAGACAGAGTCTTTTGTTGGCGTATTTTCAATTTGATTTTGTCTTACTTCAGTTGTTGTTGTATTAATTTGATTGTTTGAATATTTTTCATTATTCGAAATATGATTATTAATAGTTTCCGTAAATTTTTCTTTGTTATACGTTGGGTTTTTTTGTTTTAGTGTTGCATAAGATTTTATTAGTGGTTCTAATGTTTGTACAGAGTCTTCAGTAAATTCAATATTATTATCAATAAAGAAATCTGTAACAGTACTACCAACATTACTGTATCTAATACCATTAACGGTTGAAAATCCGACATATAACAATAATGTCTGCCACGCTGTAGGATTTAAAGTTTTAAAATAATTTAACGTATTACCAGATGTTGACGAGTTTGGTAATGAACCATTTTGATACTGTGGGAATGTTATTTTATCTTCAATAAATTTATTTGTTGAATAACTATCATATAATCTTCTATTGAAGTTACCTGGGTTTCCGATTTTCATTATAACATCAAACTCCAAGAATCCCTTTAAAACTGAATTTATTTTATCAAATTGATTGTTTGTTATTGTTCGAACATTAGTTAAATTATTTCCTGTCTCCGAGCTCACCAAACTTATTGACATAAGTTCCTTCATCAAAATTTGGAAATTTTTGTATGTTGAGTTAGATTGTGTTGAAAAATTATCTATCTTCACTTTTGGGGTTAGTGTATTATTTATACTTTCTTGTGTATATGAATACATTGACCTTGAAAACAACAAAAATTGTTCTTCCATTAAATCTAACATCTTTTTTGTGAAAACAGAAAATATTTCTTCAATTGTTGTATATCCATTACTGTACTCAGTATAATTTCTACTTCCTCTTAATGAAAACGCTTCTTGATATTGACTACCACTCAATATTATTTTCATATATTCATATGGTGTTGGGATATCAATTTCTGAATTATTGAAATAACCATAATTTGGTAATGACCAAAATCCTCTTACCGAACCATTATAAACAGAATAGTTTGATTTTAACGGTACTATCATTTCGCCGTTATCGTTAAAACATTCGTAATTTAACTGATTTATAGTACCACCAAATGATGGTACAACATATTCAAGTCCACCATCCTTATCGATTAATGTACAGTTCCAAGTATTAAAAGAAAGGGTGTCAGTTGGATTTGAAGTATCGTAACCTTGTTTCTTATCAATTGAAGTTTCGAATATTGTATTCAAAACAAACCCATCATATGAATAAATTTTTGATTGAATTTCACTGTTGGTATAACCACTAAATAACGATTTTCCTCTAAAAAATAAATTATAATCATTTATTAATTTAGGATAAAACCCAACATTCATTTGTGTTACAGAACCAATAGCAGTTGGTGTTGTTTTTTCCAACACAATTTGTGATGTACCAATTACACCTGGGATATATAAATTATATGTTTTACCAACATTATTTGATATTGGGTCAAAATTATTTACAACATCAAAGTCATTCCATACTGATTGTAAAATATCCACATCTTCAGTAATGAATTTTTTATACCTATGCCAAATACTACCATATTTTAATATCCAAGCATAAGGTACTCTATGTATTGCACCATATTTCTTTAATGTTGCAAACATATAATCCAAATCTGTTGGTTCATTCATTTCAGATGTAAATGTCTTATACTTTTCTCTTAATGTACCTAATGGTAAACTGTTTACGAAAAGATATGCTGATGCCACATACGGATATGTTTCACCACTTAACCAATTATTAACACCTTGTTGAATAGCATTAACAAAATAGGGGGTGTTAAAAATTGAGGTTGTTTGAACCGATGATATATTTCCATCGTATTCATAATAACTTACTGTACCCTCAGTTATTTGTTGATTTTTATAACCGTCACCCAACGTTCTATTAACATAGAAATTTTTGAACCCATATAACGTATTGTTTATTTCTGGTTTTGTTGGGTTGTATAAATTAAAACTTGTTAAAGGTCTTTTTTCTCTTTTAGTTGTTGTAACATTGAAGTTTGACACCACTTTTTTAGTGTCATGTACATCATAAACTTTAGCCGTATTATATAAATAATCAAACGTTGATGTTCCCCCATTTGCCATATTATTTTTGTACCAATCATCTAATACGAATGGATACGTATCCAACATATTAATTGAGTTTTTATAATCAGTTGTTATAAAGTTTTTGAATTTTGTAAAATTTTTTGGTTGTGGTTGAACGTTATTAACGTTTGGATTTGTTACAGACTCATCTAAAATTAAAAAATCATTTTCAACTTCTTGTCTTAAATAATCTGTAACAAAAATATCTCTAATATATTTTTGCCAATTTGAACCCGTACCGTCATTAGAAATATTGAATAATGTTGGTATGATGTTTGCTGAAGTTATCGCATAATTTTTAATAAATGTTGCGAGATATTGAGTACTATCTTCAATTGAATTCTTAATGTTTAAAAACTCACCATTAGCTATAATTGGTAATATTATATTTTGTGCCTCTGGTGTAACAAATCTTTGATATGCCGAAGTAACATAAGACCTTTCATATAATTCATAAAGGAAATTGTTAATTTCTTTTCTCGAATATATAATATCCTTTGTTGGGTAATTTAATGCTAATGCAGAATATTTTTTTACATATTGTTCTGAATTAACAATTTCATCCAATGGGTCTTTTTTGTTTTCAATACTTTGTTTTGTTCTAGTAATACTTTTCAGAAATTCTTCGATGAATTCAACTTCAGGCCATTCAACGTAATTATTACCTTTTGTAGTTGGAATTTCAGACGAGTTACCAGGAAACTCTAGAACATACTGTGTTGAGTTACCATTTGTTTTTTCAACGAAATAGTGTGGCCAAGGATATATTGGTATATTTTCATCTGTTGTTCCTTGTAAATATCTTGAACCATCTGGTGAAAGATTATTTTTATTATTACCTAAAATTGCATTACGTCTTATTGGACTATTTCTTAATTCCCAAGCAGAACTATGTATTTTACTCATTAATCTTAAAAATCCTTCAGCATTTGCAAATAAAACGGCTAAAACATTTCTTAATATTGGTTTGAATCCTAATATACTAACAGTGTCTGTAATACGTATTGTAAATTGTTTCGTAAGTATTGTTTCAATTTCTTGTTCTTTCTTCTCAATGTCAGTTAATAATCGATTTATAGTATTTGTAAATGATTCAAATTGATATAATGGGTATTTATTCAAATTCAAATCAATAAGTTGTTTTGTAATATATTCATTGAAAACCAGTTTATCAATTCCTTTAGATTGACCTCTACTCTTCCAAGTCGCATCTAAATCAATGTTCTCTGGTGTAACATCAATAATAAACGTACCATAAGTTATAGAATTATTGATTTTCGTTTCTACTACCTCACCCCCAATTTTAATATTGTCTTCTGAGTATACTAAATTTTGACTTAATCTTTTATTATAATCTTGTAGAATCACTTCCAAAGATGTTTTGGCGGATGATGAATAATTTGCCTTATCACGTAATATAGGGTCTGAAATAAATTTTAATGGGTATATTTTTTGATTATCTTTTGTAATTAAATAATTTTCAGTATCAATCCAATTGTTGTACCAACTATCAGTTGTTGACTGTCCTTTTACACGTTCAAAATATTGTTGTAGTGTTTTTTTGTAATACTCAGCTTGATTAATTGCCGTTAAATCCAATTTTTGGAAAGTACTTTGGATAAATTGCTCCAAAGTATCTAAACGATTAATTAATTGTAATATTGTTAATTCAGGGAAATCTTGTGGTATTAATCCTTTAGATTTATATGTAG